GTGGGGATTGGGACGAGTAGTCCTGCTGGGAAACTGCATGTTACTGGTGGACGTTCATTTTTTGCTGCAAGCAGTGAACCCTTTGCGGTTGGTGCTAGATATTCTGCTGCTGGTGGTTCGGTTTATTTTGGTGCTACTGATGCAACGGCAACTCCGGGCGTTCAAATTTCAGCAGCAACAGGTGCTCCTTTACTAAACATCACCTCCACAGGCAACGTGGGGATTGGCACGAGTAGCCCTGCATGTAGGTTGAATGTTGTTTCTGGGACTAATAATGGTATTCAGGTATATGACGGCACAGTAAATACTCTTATATACAATACAGGAAGTAACACGTCTGTTATAGGTACAAATACAAATCATCCATTGGCATTATACACAAACAACACAGAACGCATGAGAATAGATGCTTCAGGTAACGTTGGGATTGGGACGAGTTCACCAATTACGTCTTCAAAATTGAGTATTTATGCTGGAGCAACGACTGGTACAACATACAACGTATTAGCAGCAACTGGAGGGTCTATAGTAACAAAGCAACAACAATCTACAAGCGTTTCAACCAGTGCAGTTGTAATTCTTACTTCAGGACTATATGCCTCATTTTGCGTTGTTTTTGGTTCGGATGGGACAAATAGATTTATGGATTTAATTCTTTGCGGTTTAGGTACTGGAACTATACAAGTTGTAAGCTCGTTTAGTGTTTCGGGTTCTCCCGCTGCCCGAACTTATACCCAATCTTCAAGCGCATATAGGCTTGCAATGGGTTCAGGAACATATACAGTTAGTGTAGCAGCAACATCAATGACTGGATAGCTATCAAAGCCATCATCGACACGCAACAAGAACAAATTAACTCTTTACTAGGAAAATAATATGTCAGTAACAAACACTTGGAACATCGTAGCTTTAAATTGCAAACCTGATGTCAACGGTATGCTTGATTATGTTGTGACGGCTCACTGGACACTCACAGCAACTGACGGGACTTATACAGGATCAGTGTACGGCACAGCATCTTTTGAAGTTGATCCTGATAAGCCTAACTACACACCTTATGAAGATTTAACTTTGGAAGAAGTCATTGCTTGGACTCAAGCGTCATTGGGCGAAGAACAAGTAGCGTCTTACGAAACTAACGTAGCAAGCCAAATTGAAGCACAAATAAACCCGACTATTGTCACTCCACCTTTACCTTGGGTAGCCTAATGATTAACCTAGAATTATCAGTACAAGAAATAAACTTAATCCTACAAGCATTGGGACAAGCTCCTTATGTGCAAGTTGCAGAACTTGTAGATAAAATAAAAGCACAAGCTGTACCTCAAGTTGAGGCGTTACCTAAAGAAGAGGTTGTGGAATGAAATTTGACTGGTCAGAAGCCTCCACTAAACGTGGTCTTATTTGGGTAGGTACAGCTATTGTGGGTGCAGTTCTTATTTTTATGGGTAAGCCTATAGATCAATTATTATTGCTTGCTAGTGGCGTTGCTGGTGGTCTTGGTATGATGTTTAAAGACTAATGTTTGGGCTAACCGCTTTTGCACAATCTTCATTTGCTGATTTTGAGCATGATACAACATCGTATGGAAATTATTTATACGCAGGATTAGACGCTAATATTCTTAATAATAGAAGCATAACTGCATTAAATGGTGTTTATAATTACACAGGATCGGAAAGCAGTTTACTTGTTAATAGAAACTTAACAGCATCAAGCGCAGTAAATAGGACGATTGCTTTTTCAGAATTGCCTTTTGCTGGACTTGATTTAGTAACACAAAATAAATCTTATACCTATATAGGATTAACATCAGATTTACTGGTTAATAGAAGTTTAAGTGCATTACATGGAACTTATGCTTATACAGGTAATAACGCTGTATTTTCTCAAACATTAACTGCATTAAATGGTGTTTATAGTTGCACAGGCAATAATGCAAGTTTGCTTAAAACTTATAAAGTATATGCCATTAACGGTGAATATAATTATGTAGGCTTTACATCAAGAAGAAAGATATTTATTGGTAACTGGGAGATAGGAGAGGATTTTGTTGATGTATGGACGTGTCAGGACGATAATGCTTCATCAGTATGGACAAAACAAACACCACCAACTGCAACTTGGAATTAAAAAATGAATTATGCAGATATTGTAAGTTTAACGCTTGGTTATGCTGATAGGCAAGATACAGAGGTAACATCTCGCATTGATCTATTTATGCGTGTTACTGAGGCTCGCATTAATAGACTTCTTATGACGCTTGATATGTCATGCAGAGCTACAACACCAATGAACAGTACAACTGAATATTATTCATTGCCAATCAACTATTCTGTTATGCGCTCTATTAAGGTTATTGATAATAATAACTCAAAAAGTAGAGTAACTTTGTTGCAAGTCAATCCAGAACAGATGGCAAATATTATTAACAATGGTGAAACACAATTTCCATGCTATACAGTTATTTCAGGCGATATTCATGTACAACCTTTTTATGATGATACTCATTCATTAGAGATTGATTATTTTCAAACATTGCCACCACTATCTTCCAGCGTTACTACAAATTGGTTATCAGAGTCTAATCCAGATACTTATATTTTTGGATTATTAGTTGAGATTAACAGTTTTGTTAAAGATGCAAACTCAGCTAATATGTGGGACGCTAGATTTAATCAAGCATTAAGTGAAATAACAAACAATGATTCCAAGTCTACTTGGTCAGGTACTTCTTTAACTACTTTCCCAGGGTAATTATTATGGGTTTAGAAACAGGCTCAACTATATCAAGTTTTATTACATCAAACCCAACAAGCTCTGATCCAGTCAATCAAGGTGATGACCACTTACGTTTAATTAAGTCAGTATTAAAGGCACAGTTTCCTGGTGCTGCTGGAAATGGTTTTGCAACCGCTATCACAGCAACAGAGGCAGAAATAAATGCCTTGCATGGATTAACAAACTTTTATTTTGCATCTGGTACTCGCATGCCTTTTGCACAAGCAGCAGCTCCTACAGGATGGACGCAAGATATTACTGATAATGCTAATAATCGTATGCTTAGAGTTGTTAATACTGCTGGTAATGGTGTTGGTGGTTCCGATGATCCAAGTGTAAACAGCACCACAATGGTAGCTCATACTCATACATTTACTGGCAGTGCTTTAGCTGCGCATACTCACTCAGATGCAGGGCATCAACATAGTATTGAAACAAGAAATACATTAACACAAGGCGGACCAAACGCTACTAACGCTTGGTTTAACGTAAATGCTTCCGCCACAGGTGTTGGTTATGCAAATATTCAAGCATCATCTGCTGGTACGCCAGCTGGTTCTAACTCAACTACAAGTGGGGTGTCTTGGACTCCAAGATATATTGATATGATTATCTGCTCTAAAAATTAATGGATATTAAAATTACATTCGATACATTATCGGATGATTTAATAAAAAAAATTAAACAGTATCCTAGTGTTGCTGAAAAATTTATTACTAATTTGACAGCATGGGAACCTGATTTAGTAGGGTCTAGTGGTGTGATATTTGTGTATCATTTGCAAGATGAATTATTAGAGCAAACAAAGTGTGAACTAATTAACAAGTTTCCAAAGTTAGAAGGAAGTAAATTTTCAATAGCATATACGCTAGGATCAAGGTTAAGTTATGTGCAATGGCACTGCGACCAAGATCATAAATATGCATTAACAGTATATTTGAATGAACATTGGGATAGGAATTGGAGCGGTTCATTAATATACCAAGACAGTGATAATCAACTTATAGCTGTTTATCCTGAATATAATAAGACTATTTCTTTTGCACCACCTGTTTGGCATACTACAAACATGCCAAATATACTAGCTCCATTACGCGAAAGCCTACAAATATTTTGTGATTAATATGGAAATAAAAACAGTATTAACATGCCCTTTAGGGGCTAAGTGCGAAGAAATAAAAGATGGCGCAATCCATCGTTGTGCTTGGTACACCAAGTTAGTTGGCACTAATCCAAACACAGGTGAAGTTATGGACGAACACGGTTGCTCGATTGCATGGTTGCCAATGCTGACAATAGAAAATTCTATGCAACAAAGAAGCACCAGTGCAGCGGTTGAAAGCTTTAGAAACGAGATGACTTCAGCGAATCAAACAAGCCAACAATTATTATTAGCTACTCAAGGTAAATTGCTATGACATTATTAAAAATTAATAATTTGGGTATGCAAAATGTTAATTTTGATTTAGAACCTTGTGACTTACCACCAGAAGTATTTACTTATGGAACAAACTTTAGACTAATAAATAATAAAATAGTCGGCTTTAACATGTCTAAGACATTAGCAACGCCACCATCTAACTTCAAGGCAGGTGTAATTCAGCCAATATTGGGTGCTAGCGGTAGCTTCTATGTGTTAATAGGGCAATCATCAGCATGGGCATATAACGGAGCGTCATGGACTAATATTACATCTGCTACAGGTTATCCAGGCATTAGTACAAATGGTGAATTATTCTGGCATAGTTGTTTACTAGGAAGCATACCAATATTTAATAATAAACAACATTATCCAGAATATTGGTCGCCACAGCAAACCGCACAGATACTTCAACCGCTTAATTTTAAAGTTGGCAGCACTTGGCAAGCAATGGGATACAGTGCTGATATTATACGTTCTCATAAAGACTTCTTGTTTGCCTTAAATCTTTCAGAAGCTGGAACTATTTTGCCATCAACGTACCGTTGGAGTCATCCTGCTGATGTTAATGGTCTGCCTTATACATGGGACGAAACAGACTTAGCATCTATAGCTGGAAAGGCATCTATTGGTGGTGACATGGGCGCATTGATTGATGGCAAGACATTGCGTGATGCTTTTGTACTTTATTCAGAGCGAGGCATCAATATATTAAATTATGTTGGTGGTGAGTTTGTATGGCAACGTCAGGTATTGTCTGCAAATCATGGTTTATTAGCTAAGAACTGTTTAGCAGAAGCAAATGGCGTTCATTATTTCTTATCTGATGGTGACATACTATCTAATGACGGTAACTCTATACAGTCTATTTTAAATAAACAGTTAAAAACACGATTAACAACAAACATTGATTCTACTTATTATGCTAATTCATTTGCTTTAACAAATCCGATTACTAAAGAGATTTGGTTCTGTGTGCCAGAAGTAGGTAATACATTACCTAACATTGCGTTTATATTTAACTATGTTGACGGCACTACATCTATTCGTAATATACCAAACACTACAACAGGGTTAGCATTTGGTGTGAATCTTGCTGTGCCTTTATTGTGGAGCAATACATCTGATACTTGGGATACCTCGTCAAGGGTCTGGACTTATGATCCAACATCGGTATTCTCTAAGACTGTTGTAAGTACAAATAACGTCAATAGTGCAATAGTTTCATTAGAGCTAGACGATAACACCACTGTTCAAAATACGTTGCTAGAACGGCTTAGTTTTGCCTTAGAAGGGCAAGAAGTAGTAACAACAACACAGAGTGTATATCCACACTTAACATCTAATGAATCAGTTAGTATACAATTAGGATCACAGGACTTTGTAGGTGGTGCAGTACGTTGGAAACCTGAAGTATTATTTAATCCTAAAACCATGCGAAAGGTTGACATTAGAACTACCGGAAAGCTCTTGTCATGGCGTATTAAGTCAACAGGTTTACTGCCATTTACTTTAAGTGGTTTAGATATAGAATATGTAATTAATGGGGTGAGATAATGGACAGTACATTAATAGCTCAATTACTTGGACAGATGGATAAACCTACAGCAGAGAGTCCTGACTATGGTTTAGATAGCTACCTTAAAAAGTATGGTGTACCTCCTCCTTATAAATCAATACAAGATTATTTAGATAATGGAGGTCATCTAAAAGACGAATTTAAACTTCCCAACCACATAACCTTTAGTAGTTTTAGTCCTTATTCTGCACCTGATATGCAGGGCGGTGTTTGGCAAAAAGGTGGCATAGATAGGTGGAGTTTTGAGCCATCACAATTTAATTTACAAAACACGCCAATAAAAGATTTGATTAAATATTTTAATACTCGTGAAAAGAAGGGTACGTTCTTACATGCACCAAATGGAAAATACTATGAGGGCATTAAATAATGGAACAGCCTCCTTTTACAACATCACCAGAACTTAAAGAGTATTTAGTAAGGCAACTAACATCAGTCAACTACAAGGCTGATGATCTTGGCAACTTAAGCATATTGACAGCACTTCCAAATAAGCCACATGTCGGCAAGATTTACTATTTTGCTAATGCTATTTTGCCAAGCATTACTTATGAAGGCGCATGGGTATATACATCATATGGTTGGACATCGCTATCATCAATGTCATCAACTCCTTATGGTGCGTTTGAAGATACAGTTTCACATACGGTAACAGCTAACACAGCTAATGCTATGACATTTAATACTACTGATTATAGTAGCAATGTCAGTATGGTTAGTGGATCAAGGATAACAGTTGCATATAGTGGCTTATATAATTTGCAATTTAGTACACAGTTTCAAAATACAGATAATTCATTACAGGACGTTAGTATTTGGTTGCGTATAAATGGTGCAGATGTTGTGGGTTCTACAGGTTATATTTCTGTACCCAATAGTCATGGTGGTATAGCAGGACATAGCATTAATGGCTGGAACTTCTTTGTTAGATTAACTGCAAGTCAATATGTTGAAATCTGGTGGTCTACAACACACGCTGGTGTTACTATACAAGCATATGCAGCAGGAACTTCACCAACTAGACCATCAACTGCATCTAATGTGGTAACAATGACTTATGTAGCACAATGAATAATTATAATATAGTAGCATTACCACCAACATTAGTAGAAGTCCTGTGGGATAAGATTGCTCCACATCTTAAAAAGGCTATTGAAATATCAAATGGGGAGCTTACTGAGGAAGGAATAAAAAGAGTTTTATTGTCAGGAAGCAACATGGCTCTTCTTATTTGTCGCAATGAGCATATTGTTGCAGTTCATACTTTAGAAGTAAGAGAACTTTCAGAAGGATTGCGTGTCCTCCATATTAACGCTATTGGTGGAGAAGAAATGGGCGCATGGTTTGAACAATATGTACTTGTAATGAGAGCCATAGCAAAAGATTTAAACTGTACAGAAGTCAGAGGCTGTGCAGTTAGAAATGGTTGGCTAAGGTATCTTAAAGGCTTAGGATTTGAAAAAATATCATCAACAGTTAGATTAAAACTAGGGGAATAACATGGCTGGCAAAATATATAAAAACTCATTTAAACTAAATGAAGCATGGGGAGATGGTCGTAGAGCTGCTCAAACAGGTTTACTTATTGGCACTAACCCATTTTCCGCTGGCGTTCCTGCTTACCAAGCATGGATAGACGGTTTCAACAACACTTTCGCATAAGGGGAAGGTCATGTCAGGCGGTGGAAGCTATAATCAAAGTAAGGCAAATAACCAAAGTCAGTTCCAACAACAAATACCAAAGTGGCAATCTGATGCACTTACTCAAATGTACAATGCAGCAGCAGGTACTTATGGTAATGTTGGAAACACCATCAATCAGCAGATGGGTGGAGCGCAAGATTACATTAACCAAACTAGCCAAGCTGCAATGCCTGAGTGGCAAAATCAGTTAGCTGGCGGTGTATATCAAGGCATGGATAATGCTAATAGGCTTTCTCAGTCATTGCAACAATCGTTAAATGCTCCAACCAACACACAAAGCATTTATGCTCAGATGATGGGCGGACAAGGTAATACCTATGCTGATGCAATGAAAGCTGGTTATGCTGCTGATGCTAATAGAGCAACTGCTAACATGCTATCTAATCTTGATGCAAGGGCAACAGCTTCAGGCATGTCTGGTGGATCAAGGCATGGTACAGCTACTTCTCAAGGCATGTATGATATTAACAGCAATTTGCAAAAGAATTTAGCAGATGTTGGCTACAATACTTTTGATAAAGACTTGCAAAATAAACTTAACATTGCACAACAAGCAGATCAAGGAACTCTTGCTAGACAGCAGTTAATGTCAAACATGCTAGGACAACAACAAGGTGTTTCTACTGGTGCTTTAGGTATGGGTCAAAATATGCAAAATCTTGGTATGGGTGCGTTTGCACCAGGTATGATGCCTTGGCAAAATATTAGTAACTATGCAAATGCTTTAGGATCACCAACAGTGCTTAATTCTGGCAGTAGTTCTGGAAACAGTAATGCTATGGGAATGAGTGGCGGTGGAGGTGCTAAGTAATGAGTAGCTTATTGGAGTTATTAAGTGGCGGTGGCAGTCTTACTGATCTGCTGAGAAAGAAGTCTATGGGTGGCGCTGGCAATGCTATGTCTGGACAAGTTGCAGGTGCTGTATTACCACAAAGTTCATTAAACCAAGCATTAACAGGATCGCCAACAACTACTAATCCTATGATGTCATCAACAATAGGATCAGCAGCAACTATTCCTGCACAAAAACAAAGCAATCGTAGTTGGGAGAAATGGGCGCAACCACAAGATGTTTCTGCTGGACTATCTGCTGCACAACCTAATGACCCAATGTATAATCAGATGATGCAACAGGTTATGCAACAACAACCTCAACAACAAAGACAGCCAATGACTTCTGTTGGAGTGGCTCAACTTCCACAAACAGGTATTCCACAGGCTACTATGCCTCAAATGCCTGGTGCTATTCATCCAAACGAAGATATGATGTCATTATTTAGAAGATTAATGGGAGGTGCGTAGTGGCATTTAATATTGTTGATATGCTAAGAGGTGATATTGTCCAGCGACAACAACCTCAACAAAATTCAAGCTCAGGTCTTGGTGAGATGCTTTCATACTTAATGCAAGGCACTAACCAACCTGTTGCAAAAGTTCCTGAACAAGCACAATACTGGACTCCTCCTAGTTTAAGTGAAATTGCTCAAGTTTCTGCTAATAGACGACAAGAAAAGCAACAGGAAGATTCTTTTGCAAAGTTGCAGGAGTTGATTGGTACTAAAGGAACACCAGGTAATAACATTCCAACACCATTTAGAGGTGCTGTACTACCAACTAAAGGAACTGGTCTTAGAGGCGGTGGAAGTTTAGAAGATTTTGCTATTGGTCTTGCTGGTGTTCCTGATAAGGCTTTAGCAGCTCAAGGTTTTGATATGATAACTAACTTGTCAAAACCAACTCCTCAACCTGCTCTACATTCTATGGGTGTTCCTAATAAGCCTGGTTATAAAGTTAATTTTTATCTTGATGCTAATAACCAACCTGTACCAGTTGGCGAACCGTACAAATCAGATGGTGGTATTAATATTAATACTGGTGCTGGCTCTATGGGTAACTTATTAAGTGAAGAACAAAAAATAAAAGCCAATATTCCTGTAAAAGACGTTGCACAATTCAATCAGTCTGGTGGAATAAGCATTGTAAAACCTGCTCCTGCACCAGTTGAATTAAAAGATTGGCAAAGAAAAGATTTAGACTTTGTTACAAGAATGATGCAAGCAGATAAGGTTTTATCTGAAGTTGGCACTAATTATGATCCAGCGTATGTTAAAGCAGCTAGATATGTAGAAAATACACCAATTTTAGGTGACATAGCTAATGCTGCTATAAGTGAAAATGACCAGCGTGTTTTACAGGCTCAACGTCAATTTCTTAATTCTGTATTAAGACCTGAATCTGGTGCTGTTATTGGTGATGTTGAATTTGCAAGTGGAGTAAAACAATATTTTCCACAGCCAAATGAATCAAAAAAGATACAGGAACAAAAAGCTAATGCAAGAAGAACTGCAATAGAAGGCTTAAAACTTGGAATACCTCCAGAGTTTTTACCTAAAACAGATTATGGATCATATTCTCCATCAACAGGAGGTGGTTTAAAATCTGCTGAACAATACTTAATGGAGAATCAATAATGAGTTCCTTTAGTGATTTACAAAAAGCATTTTATCTAGCGCAACAAAAAGGTGACACTGAACATGCCACAAAGTTTGCAAAAGAATTAGCTGCACAAGGAACTGATTATAGTGGAAAGCAAGTTGAAGAAACTAATTTGCAAGCTGGTGACACATTAGGAGGTAATGTTTGGAATGGTAATGGTTGGGTATCGCCTGATAAGTATGATCTGCCATTAAAAACAATACCATCAACACCTGCCGTACAAGAAAACAAACCACAGTCATGGTTAAAGGTAGCAACAAGAGGTGTTTCTAATCTTCCAGGTTCTATTGCTGGTGTAGCTGGTGACGTTGTGTCTAGCGTTTTACATCCTATTGATACAGCACAAGGCGTTTTAGATTTAGGCAATGCTGCGCTTCAGAAAGTGCTTCCTGATGCTATTGTTCAAATGATGCCAGAAAGTACACGCAATAACCCTGCAAAATTAAATGCTGTTGTAGACTTTTATAAATCACGATATACCAATCCTGAAAACTTTAAAGAAGCACTAGCAGCCGATCCAGCCAGCGTATTAGCTGATTTCTCAACAGTGCTAACAGGTGGAGGTTCTTTAGCTTCAAAGATTCCAGCGTTGACTAAGGTTGGAAATGTTGTAGCAGGTGTAGGACGTATTGTTGATCCGTTATCAATAGCGGTTAATGTAGCACCTTCATTTGGTAAAGGTCTTGCTAATGTAATCGGGGGAACTGGTACGCATACAGGTGGAGAAAGTTTAAAGACCGCAGCTAGGGCAGGTGCTGAAGGCGGAAAGATGGCTGAAACATTTTTAGGAAACATGCGTGGCAATGTTCCAATGCAAGATGTTTTAGACATGGCAAAACAAAATGTTGCTGATATGGGAGCAAGAAAGGCAGCAGAATATCAACAAGGAATGGTTGGAATAACTAATGATAAATCAGTATTAGATTTTAATAAAATAGACAACACTTTAGCCAATACATATGACAAGGTAACATTTAAAGGAAAACCAAAGAATGATGTTGCTTTTACGGCTTTTAATAAGATAGCCAATGAGATTAATGCTTGGAAAGATTTAGACCCTGCTGAATTTCATACACCATTAGGACTTGATGCACTTAAGCAAAGAATTGGTGGAATACAAGAGTCAATTCCGTATGAAGAAAAGACTGCAAGAATGGTGGCAAAAAATCTTTATGATTCCGTTAAGAATGAAATAACAAATCAAGCTCCAGCTTATTCAAAGGTGATGAAAGATTATTCTCAGGCATCTGATTTAATCAATGAAATAGAGCGTACATTCTCATTAAAGCAGTCTGGCAATCCAGATACAGCAATGAGAAAATTACAGTCTTTAATGCGTAATAATGTAAACACTAACTATGGAAACAGACTTGATTTATTTAAAACTTTAGAAGATCAAGGAAGGAATGAACTTACTTCTGCAATAGCAGGTCAAGCACTTAACTCATGGACTCCAAGAGGTCTTGCAAATGCTGGCTTAACAGGTATAGGAAGTTATGCTGTTGGTGGCGCACCATTGGCTGTGCCTATGCTTATGGCACAATCACCTAGATTGATGGGTGAGGCAGCTTATGGTGTTGGTTTATTATCAAAACCTGTAACAAAAACATCTAAAAAGTTAAAAGGTATGTTTGACTACTTGAATGTAGATCCAACACTTACTGGTAATTTATTGTATCAAGCTAGAGAGAATCGCCAATGACATTAGAGGAAATAGTTAACAGTTTAAAATCTGCTGGACAAGATTATGGTCAGTTGTTTAACAATAATCCAAAGTACACGGCTGTAGCATCAAATGTTACTAAAGGACTTGAAAATCTTGTGCCGCCACAGTTTACTAATACTCAAGATGCTAAAAGCCAAGAATACAGCAAGAAGTTAGCTGAATGGGCTTTAGGAAATGGCATGGGCATGAGTGGTATGGCGTTGTCTACTAAAATACCAAATACTATTAAATATAATCTTAATGCTGACTTGCTTAAAAAATACCTATCTACCGGTAAGTTATCGCCAAAAGAAATGGCTCAATATGAAGCTAATGGTTTAGCAATGGAAACGCCACAGTTGCAAAGGTATAACTTAAGTAATGCTAATGCACAGGGTGGGAGTACAGAAAGCAGGGCTGCGGACGTTGGTTTTGGTACAAACAAATGGCATGAAACAGATATAAATGGATTTAATGGAATTACAGCAGATGGGTTTAACCCTAATCGGGCTGTAGCGGCTGCATCAGATGAACAAACACCTTATGCAGTATTTGTTAAGGATAATGCAAAGCCAGTTGGTATAAAAAATGACAATCAAATCCAAATGCCACTTATGACCAGAGAGGGAAATTCATTAAGTTTTAATACTAGAGATGGTTTAAAAGGATATTTTAATCAATATCCAAGCATTAAAACTGCAATGGATGATGTAAAAAATGCAGATAAACTTGGTGCAGCAGAAATAGACAGAATTGGCGAGGAAATGTTTTCAGGTGAAATGGGTGTTAAACATCCAAATAAAGAAGAACTATGGAGGCAAATTTCTGAAATAGCTGGCAACAATGGGATGGTTACTAAGTTGGCTAAAGTTTCAAAAGATAATATAACCAGCCAATTAAAAAATGATGGTATTGATTCAATAAATTTATTTAAAGACCAAGGTTCTATGGGTAGGTCTGTGAATACTCAAATGATATTAGACCCTAAAAACATACGCTCCCGTTTCGCAGCCTTTGATCCGCTAAGAAAAAACAGTTCTAGTTTATTAGCCAGTGGATTACTAGGTGCTTTATTATTTAACAATGAAAACAAAACATCGGAAAACAAATAATGCCATCAAAATCAAAAGCACAAGAAAAGTTAATGCAAGCAGCAGCACATAATCCTAAGTTTGCAAAGAAAGTCAAGATACCAGTTGAGGTTGCTCAAGAGTTTGTTAAAGCTGATAAGGCTAAAAGGAAAAAATAGTTTGCGCTCGTAGCTTGGGAGCTGTTTTACCAGCTCCATTTTTTTATTAACGTCTGAACTGTCCATCAAGTAGTATCATTTGTGTTTGCAGAGCATTTGTTCTTTCTTGACGTATTTGTTGCTCTTGGTTAAGTTCGCTCACATAAGCATTATAATCTGCATGTTGACGCTGTTGGCGTAGTTCGTTAGTTACCCTGCTTGTTCTTGCTTCTTCTGCTAACTGATAGCCAGTATCATCATCACAAGCAAATACAATAGTTGGTATTAACAATAGTATTAAAAGTAAGTTTTTCATTTCTTTTCTTCCTTCTTTTTATCCCCAAATATACGATCCCAATTTTCATCAAACTTTTTCCTATCAGAAATAGGACGTGGTGCTGACCCTTTACTCATTGCTTATTCTCCAGTTGTTTTTCTGCCCATCTAACACCATCTTCAAAGCCTTCTTCCCATTCTTCTGAATAGTATTCCTCACTAACGGTTGATGATCTTAATGAATTGATGTGTTCTTCTATTTCTTTTTCGCTAATCATTTTTATTCCTCTCTGCTAACATTGCGTCTGCCATGTCGTAAGACAACTTAACACTCATATCTGTATTAAATTTATTAAGTGTTATAAATCCCTGCATAGCCAAGCCAGCAAAGTGGTCACGGAGGGATATTCCTTCTCGTATATCTTCTCGCATATCTTCTCGTAACTTACTATTTTCTTCTGCTAATTTAAGTATGTGCTTATCACGCTCATGTAGTTTTGTTTTAACCCACTTTAATTCCAAATCTATAGGTATTTCTAATCTTTCATGTTCAACGCTCATTTCTCTCTCCAGTACATGCTGTGCAGGGCTTTAGTAGCTCTTTGTTTATGTGGGATATACTCAAATTTATAGTTATTACATTCTCTTTTAGCATCTAAAAACCATGCTATACGACACCACCTATTTTTAATTTTCATCATCTACTCCAATGCCGTGTGCTTTTTCTATTGCTCTAGCAAACCTGATAATTGGGTCTTTAGTATTGGTAGGCAATCGACTCCACTTCATTTTTATTTCTTCATCCTTTAGGGGCTTTTGGTTTGTAAATCGTTTTAAGAACCATCTTTTAATCATACTCATGATAATTCCTCAACACAAAAAAAGAATAATAGATATAAACACTAAAGCAACACATACTATATTTTCGCTACTCATCGCCTACTCCAATACCGTGCATTACCTCAGCAAATCTAACACCTGCTATAAAAATCTCTCTAGTGGCATTAAGCATTGATGGGTTACCCTCTCTTATTTCTTTTTCACTCAAAGGCTCACGTTTTTGTGGTGTTGCGAATAGCTCTGTAACTTTACAATATTTATAAACTCGTTCCATTGGTTTAACCGTATGAAACTCTTTGATAAGCTCATTATTAAAAAGGGTTACTACCATCCAAGCTACAGGCTCTTGTTCAGACATTACAGACTTTCTACCTTCTTCATAAGCATCATAGACATTGCTGACACAAACACCGTTAGGCATAACAGCCATAGCTGTTTCAGTTGGCTTATCTGTCACAGGCTCTTGCTCTTGCTCAGATTGTGCTAGAAATTCTTTTATTTCTCTAATAAGATCATCGACAGGAACTTCGTGGTATTGAAATTCATCTAAACATCTTTCCAACAACTCTCTTTTTTTACTCATAGTAATTCCCCCTAAAATCTATAAAAAAATCACATTCATGTTGTTTTAATTCTTTTTTAAAATCTCCATGCCAAAAATAATCTTTTGTATCAATTTCTATACTTAAATATCTGGAACAGTTTTCTTTCTTATCGCAGTTGCTTCCTAAGCAACGTGCGTTTTCATTCGGCAATGGATACTTCATCTTCATAATAATCTCCAATTCTAGGTACATTGCTGCCCATTATTTTTATATATAAATCTAACAAGTTCATTGCATCATTCCAACCCTTTGGAGCTTCTTTAAGTTCCGTCTTAATTGGTGATAATGTTCCTGCTGATATTCCTGTTCGTCTTGAAATCTCTGCTTGCGATAAACCTTCTTGTTCAAGTTTTAATATCATTACTGCCCAATCAAAATCCCTCTTCACAGCTTTCTCCTTAGTTCATTGCAATATAATTCTATTTCTTTATTTTTACGCATAAACTCCACAATCTGTGCAGCCATTCCAGTTAATTTAATTGGCTTAGGTTTTTTCATAAATGCACATGATTCTCTTGCATAGGGTAGCCACTCCATAATTTCATCTCGGTTATATAAAACCGTTCCATCAATATGTGTGGCAACCTGTTTTGGTGCTGAATACTTTTTATCCTTAAGTATTTTATCCAGCACAAGTGCGGTAACACCAATTAGGCTCATTATCTCCTTCTTCGTTATGTTCTTTTGATTTATTTTCACCACAACATTTAATTCTTTCAATTTATCTGCCTTACGCTTTGCAACAACTCTTCTATTTATGGCTTTCTTATTCTTATGGTAATACTCCAACATTCTTAGTCGTTGCTTCTCTTTTCGTTCTTCTGGTGTCATTGTAGCCATGCCTCCATAGCTAGAATAATTCCTGCTGCAATCAAACACCAAATTTGTATTTCTTGATGTCTGGTGAATGTATGTGCTGGTTTATTTTTATAGTCTTTCATTTACATGCATTCCAATTACGTGCGCTATTAGCTTCAAGGTTATCTCTATATTCAATTCTTGCTGCTTTAGCTGCTTTATATAATTTCTTTGTAATATTATTTTTATTTGGTTCACTTAAATAATTTTTTGTTTCTTTTGAAACAACATTTATATTTATATCTGTATTTTTTAACCACAATGCAATATCTAAAATATCATCAACTTGTTTTTTATCTAAAATCTTATATAACTTTTCTAATCTAGTAGCTACAAAACAATAAATATCTAATTTTCTTGGAATAAATCCATTGCTTTTTCTTTTTATTAAATCCATATCATCATTAGTCAACTTATTATTAATTTTAAAAGTATGTTGCAACCTTAAAATCTTATAATTTGGTTTTTCATAAAAATGATGCATTAAATAAATGTCCCATCTCATTTGCAATCTTTCAATATTCATAATCTTATCCAAAAAAATGCCCTACCGAAATAGGGCGAGTGGCTGCTTCTATTCAGGAATTGCAAATTAAATTGTTAGCTTTCCAGTCCATTGCCTTTTGAACTAAAAGATTAATGCTGGTGTACTTTGGTGATAATGTTGCGTTCTCTAACAATCCAAATAGCTCAGAACCGTCTGTTTCTGCGATTTGAGCGTTGATTAGTGCTTGGCAATAGTCTACAAAGGCTTGTGCTATTAAAATGCCACCAAGCGACTGATCTATACGCATATCAGTTATTATTTTATCAAATTGATCTTCCATTAGAAATCACCTTTGTTTGGTGCTACAAATGAAGGAACATTACTTGGAAGCTCAAGAACTTGATAAATCTGTTCCTCTCCCTTCAGATTCTTTTGGATAATAAATGCACCTGATCTGGTTTTGTGGATTACACTTGATTTATCGTTATTGGTGTATGTTGCGCCAATAATAAATCCACATGTAAGAGCTGCTAATATTATTACTGCTATTTGTTTGTTGTTCATGTTGTTCTCTTTATAGTTGTAGTTAATGCCACATCCTTGTGGCGGTGGTTGTTATTGTGCAATGATTGGATAAAAACCTTGATTTGGATAGTTAAGAAAGCCATTAATGCGTATTGCTTCTTTTAACTTAGATGCTGATAATGTGTATGCTGGTTGGTTATCCCATCTTTTAGAAATTATTTCTCCGTTTCTAATATACCATCCAGCACAATCCATATTGTGCTTTCCTTGAATTTCTAAAGTAATCAATGTTGTTGTTTTAGAAATGTTTTCTATTCTATAAGTTTTAGTAGCCATCTTATTCCCCTTTCTTTTTCTTGTTAAGTTGGGCATAGATTAAATAATTATTTATCAATTTGCAAATATTTTTTATCTTTCCAATAAATAAATGCTTCATATGCTCCAACATAACCCAAACCAATACAGACAAAAGCTCCATGTTTCTTGGCTTCCAAGAGATATTCTTGCTGTCCATC